TCCACCGCGTCGGCGCCCTTTTTCGTCTTGGAATGACGAATCTTGACGACGTACCGACTCGTTGAATTGCGGAACAGGTACTCTGACGAGTACACGTCCTGGTTGATCTTCGTCACGCTGATGTTTCCACCAACCTGAGGAAGAACCAAGGGGTTTGCTAACATGCGAGATCCTCCTAGATGACTAGTGACCCTTAGGGTTTAACGCCCTTAAGGATCGCTAAAGCACCTAGGATCGACAACTGCCTATTCGTGAGAACAGGCAGGGTAGGGAGAGGAAACGGGATCACAGGAAAGACTGGAAATCTTTCCTTTCGGATGATCTCCTCCTCATACCACCCATTAAGGGTGTACTGAGAAGGGATAGGGCCTGATACGTTTGTATAATTCGACTTGGAAGTCGAAGTACGCATCAGACTGATCCGACCAAACGTCAAACCCAGTAGATTGTTACTAGCGTTGATACAAGTACCAACGTTAGAAAACCAATCTACTAGCCAGCTCCATGGAGTTAACTCCCATGCAGCAGCGAGAGCGGCATCATTGCTGATGCCTCCGTAGTGATCAAAACCGCCAACAGCCTGGTGAGCTAACCCCTCAAGGGGCGCATAACCAAGAGTCGGCAGCTTAGAGTCCGGAAGGAGTTTCCACTCCGCCGTACCCCAGCTTTCGGTTTTCATTACCACGTCTCTCTGGCATTGCAAAAAGAATCTTATCCCGTGACAAACGGGAGTAGTACTCGTTTTGCTAGAGTCTCTGACGAGGTGACACCGTCGCTTCAAGGTTCGACCATCGCGCAAGGCATAGAGCTCCGTCATTCGGTTATTCACCGAACGTTGGAAGTTATACAATGCTTTGAGGTCTTTGACAAGTGGACGAAAGGCCCACCGATAGGAGATATATCCCCTAGCGGCATCTCTAATAAGAGATCGGCCCCAGTCCCTCATCGTACCCGGGATGTCCTTCAACTCGCCAAGATAAGCCGGAATGTTCACATCAGGAACACTCGGATTAGTCTTAGCAAGTATCTCCCACGCAAGCGCATTTAAAGTGGCCAGATTGTAAGCTGGCCATGCACCGCGTGGGTCATCTGGTCCGGGGTGATATTGGATAGGATATCCAACAAATTCACCCGCCCCAGTGACAGTAGGAAAGTGTGTAAAGGTGCGGACAAGGTCAAAACGATTACTCGTTTCGAACTCGCCCACAGTATCTGTACAACTTTCATACGGACCATGTGTGATGCACGCGAAATCTTG